TATTAGTTTGACCGTAAACGATGATTTTTCCGGACGCTATATTTCCCGAACTGAAATAAAACTGTATTGCATTATCGGTCTGGAATGCTTGCCTCACCCATGAGCTTGAGACTCTTCTTATTTGTGGAGTTCCGGAAGAATCTACCATACCAAAGTGTCCTTGAACATGAGTATATCGAGAAGAGGTCGCAAGATCAAAAATCAATAACTCACCATAGGTTCCCCCTGAGTTATTTCTGTTTACATCTGCTATTCTCATTGATGTTTCAGACCCTGTAGCAATAGACCCTTTTTGAGTTTGTGATGTTGCAAAAACTGTTTCTGTACATCCATAATAATTACCTGCCGTAGAATCCCAAGTAGATCCACCATCAGTTGAGGTTCGCATGTAAATTTCACGTCCGTTGGAAGATGGTAGTACACTATGAAAAACAACTTTAAAGCGATCATAAGCCGTATAAGACGATAAGTCGAAATCTACACTTGCTACTGATGATGGATTAGCAACTAGCAGTGGAACCCAACAATAGTGCGCTTGCGTTCTAGAGTTGTCATTGTCGAAATACAAGTTCCCTTGCATGTAAATATCTTTGAAAGCATTTGTGCTGTCTCCGATATCACAATCATTGTCCCCATCTGTCGCATATTTAGTATTGGCTGTAATTGTAGTCCCTGTTACTGCTGCTGCTGTCGTACCACCTAAAGCTGGAGGCTCTGGAAATACGGCTGCTAAATTAGCAGGTGTTACGGCTCTATCTGTCGCTGTTACAGCTACCGCCTCAGCATCTGTTGCGAGTTCTACAAGACCGCTTGCAGTATCGCTGGCATCGAGGGCTGCAAGGTTGCTAGGTGTCAAGACTCTTGAAGTATCGCTTTTTGCTTGCGCTTCTGCGTCTGTTGCAAGCTCTGAAACAATCCCTTCATTCGTAGTAGTAGCCGTTGCGAGATTGACATTCTTATCCGGCATTGTAATTGTTCTTGTAGTGCCGGTTGAAATGCCTGCTGCCTCAAAAGCAATTTCTTTTGTGTTGTCGGAGTCGTCAAGAATCCTGAAGGTATTGTCGTAAACGTCCGTTGCAGCCGGTACCGTTTGAAATGTTGGCAAAGCTCCTGCACCGTTCGAGGTTAGGATTTGTCCTGAATTTCCGACACTTGCAATAGACTGCTGGGCTCCTGTGGCTGTGGTTCCACCGCAAAGAACCGCATAGGCTGTATGAGAAGCTCTTCCGCTTCCACCGCTGGCAACATTTAATGGAGTGCTGGTAAGTGTAAGCCCTGCAAAACTTGGGTTAGCGTCAGTAGTAAGATCTTGGTTGAGCAAAGAAGCTGCTTCAACGGTCAAATTTCCATGTAGAGCAAAAGTTCTGTCTGCGGCATCAACCGTTAAATTTACTGTTCGGTCTGAGCTATCGTCTTCATTCCATACTAAATTTACCGTATTTGAATCGTCCGTATCATAGAGCTTAAAGGCTCCTGTTGCGCTTAAATCGGTAAATGCGCCACTAGAAGGTGTTGTTCCACCTATTGCAGGAGGCTCTGCTAGTAGTGGAGCTACATTACCGGGAACTAAAGCTTTATCAGTAGCTGTTACGGCAATTGCCTCTGCGTCTGTTGCTGTTTCCAATACGCCTTTTTGAGCTGTTGTAGCGTCATTGGCTGTCACAATTACATTATTGCCGGTTCCGGCTGTCAAAATGCCTTGCGCTGCTGTTCCGACAATGCCAAGTACACCTGCGTCTGAAGGAGTTGCGCTGCCGCCATCTGTAGTGAAGCTGGCTCCTGTATATTGAAAAAGTTTTACCCATGAAGTGATAAAGATGTAAACGGTATCTTCGTCCTCAACTTCGCAAAAAGTACCCTCAGTTGGGGTAAAAGCTACCCAAGAAGCTCCATCATATTGAACAATATCGCCTTGTGAAGCTCCATCCCAAGCGGCATCAGGGGCACCCGAACTATCCAGTATGTAGCGATCTCCGTTAACCTCAGTAGGAGGAGGGGCAGTTGATGTGGCAATAGATTTAACACTGTCCTGAGCGTCTCCAAGTTGGTTGTTTGATAGTTTAATCCATGTAGCGATTGAAGCTGTTACATCGGTTAGCAAATAGCCGGTATCCGAACTTGTATCTATCCACAATGTAGGGACTGTATAGCTATTATCCGAGGTGTTGGGATTTCTAGAATCGCTGGTATAGGTTAGTGCCGAAATCGAGCCTGAAAGCTTAATCCAATCCGAACCATCGTAGATATAAAAGTCCGTAAGATCGTTGGAATAGGAAATTTGACCAACTTGGGGCGTATAGTCTACCCAAGAGCTTCCTGTATACTCTACGTAATCGTCATTTGTAGCCCCTACAGCCGTCCATCCTGCGTCCACCGGTGTCTGATTACCCAAGATGTAAGAATCCCCGGCAGAAGCCACCGGAGGGGCTAGAGAAGCATCGTAAAAATTATCAAAATTTCTGGGGAATGGAGCTTCCCCTAGATCTAGCCAAGTTCCTGCAGACCCGTCATCCAAAATGAGGATAAAGGCTTTTTCCGAGCTGTCATTGACCCAAAGAGTTGGAACACCATAATTAGTATCTGACGGCAAAGGATCTCTTGACTTATGGACTGTATGGATTCCGATTAGCCGTAGGATGTTCTCAGTTGCGGAAGGTTTATAGTTCGGCATCTGCTAACTCCTAGCTAAAAGTGTAATTACTATATGTCCTTTTATGGGCTTCTCCACCCGATGTATATGTAGTATAGCTTGTTGAATTGATGTTATTCCCATCAAGATCAGTAAGCTCAAAAGTTTTTGCTACACTGTTCCAGTTGGCAACTTTGTAGAACTTGTCGTTAAGCTCTGTCATGCCTACTACACCGTCAATTTCTATAATATCGCCATTGGCAATATCGTCTGCGTCACCGCCTGCATATGCCGTAGCGTCTACTGTAATAACTGCCGGATTTGCTTTTGTAGCAGCCGTAATTGTTACTTGGTCGCCATTATCGTACACATGAAGGAAGTCTGCTCTTCCATCTGCGTATTTTGTAGCAATAACATCACCCTGTGCATCGTAGGTGTTTTGCGCTATACGCCATCCGGCTGTTGTTTCATCCAGGCCGGCTTTTGCGTAAGCATTGATAGTAACATTTGAACCGCCTTCTTTTGAGAAGCGAGCTGACCAAAAGATCACTTGCTCGCTAAAAGGCTGGCCATTTGGATCAAGAATGATCTTGGGTCTATAGTCTACAGCCATTTTGACCCCCTTAAATCGCTACGACAGAGTAGTAAATGCGTACTACCAAGGTATTGTCGTTTGCTGCGTTTCCTGCGACTTCGCCACTGTGTATATTGTCAAGGACAAGGGCTTGGTTTTCAATGCCTGTGGCTGCGACAATAGCGTTTGCGCTAGCTACAGCATTTGTGTAAGTGTCTGCTGTTTGGTCGATAAAACCTGTAGCCTCAATTTGTGTACAAACTTGAACACCTGAATCATCGGTATATTTAATTGCAAAAATGACGCCACTTTCAGTAAAAGCGTTAGTTCCACCGTAATCTAGTTTTAAAAGTGCGCTATGAAACATAAGGGCTTTGCCGGCTCCGGGAGCTGCGACAAGCTCTATCTGAGTTGCGGCTAGTGCTTTGACTTGTGCGCTTGTAAGAGTGACATCTGCGTAAAGGATTTTACCTTTAGCTTCAAGCACTTCATCGAGATTGTCGTACATGCCTTTGACAGATACGGCTCTATCATCTCTGGTTCCTGCTTGAATTTGTGCGTCTGTTCCGAATTGAATTAATCCGGCTGCTTTTCTTGAAGCGATTTGCCTACCTCGATCGGCAGGGCTTAAATCCATTTTAGCCATTGCACACTCCCCTCTTTAGTGTTACACGGTAAAAACCGTTACATGGTTAAACTGAATATTATAAAAATTAATTTATTCTCGCTAGTAAATATATATTATTTTTTAGAAATTGAGGCTCTGGTAATGGGAAGGAAAAAGTCAAATACTCCTTCCTGATGCTACAAGAGAAAAACTTCTCTATTCCTCAATTCCAAGGTCTTCAAGAGACAAATTCTCTTCCTGGGCAAACTTCCCTAGCTCTCTTAAAATTTCTGAAATCAGTGGAGCTGCTTTTTCCAAAAATTTCTGAGGATTGCTTGTTTTATTGGCTTTTGCCAAGTCAATCAGCAATTGAGAATATTTTGGATTAGAAAAGATTTCTGATTGCATTTTTAAAAGCCGTGTTTTTGCAACAGGGCTGGCGATTAGTGGAAGAATAGAACCGCTAGAAACACTTGCGATTATTGATGTAATGGGAGCTAGCATGTTTTCATAGGAAATTAATGTTGTGCCCGACCCTGAAAAGTTTCTAAATTTGTCTAATGCCTCTCCGGCTTCTCCGGCAATTTTTTGAAGGTTTTCTAGGCTCTTGAATTGTTTTTCCCCCAACAAGTTCTTTAACCTTTTTTTTGTGGCTGCATCTTTAAAAACATTAGCTGCTTTTTTTAAACTGATATCTCCGCTTTTCGTGTAAAGCGGCTTTACAATGGCATTCTCAACAAGCGTTTTTCTAAAATCATCTTTTAGGCTGTTGCTTTTCTTTAACAGCTTTTCAAATTGACCGGCTACTTCTTGACCGACTAGTTTTTCGGAGTATCTGCCTTTCATTTTTGCGCTTGGCAAAACTTTCATCAATTTATCGAATCTTTCAGGGATATCAGCATAAGATACAATCTTGTCATAGCGTTTAGTTTTAAGAAGCTTAGCAATTTCAGGTTCAGTGGTTATAGTCTTTGCAAGCTCTGCAAATCTTTTATTTGCCTTTGCTAGATTTTGTCCGAACAATGAGTTTTTGAAAGGTTTCAAAGCAGTTTTGATTTCTTTGCTAATTTCTAAAAGTGTTTTTGAAACACCTCCAAACTGCTCATAATTTATGATATTGTTAATATCTTTCATAGTCTCTATAAGAGTATTAACAGATATAAAATTTCCCTTTTTAGGAACTATCTTTTGAGTTAATTCTTTTTCTATTTCGCTTAATTGATTGGCAAGTTTAAGATCTGCCTCTGTAGCGAATCTCTTTTTTAACAGCTTTTGTCTTTTTACCAGAAAATCGGAAAATTCTTTACTTGTAAAGCCATCTTCTTTAGATAAAAACTTTTTATATTCTTTATGGAAAGTCTTGGCTCTGTCTGTATTAAAATCTTTCTCTAAAGCTTTTTGACCTTTGATAAGATCTTTTGTTTCAGTTTTCTTTAATTTTATAAACTTTGGTTTAGCTGCTGCCTCTTCCAACGTTTCCAAAGATTTTTTAAGTTGATTAATCGTTGTGGTTTTTTCTGTGCCTTGAATGAGTGTATTTTCAAGGTCTTTAATAAGTTGTCTATGGGCATTTATTAAAGAATCGGATTTAACAACAAACGGTTCTAAATCTTTCTTCGAGGCATTATATAATTTTGAGATTTCCTTTTTTTCTAGATTGACATATTCAATCAATCTGTCTTGATATTGACTGCCAAGATTATAAAAACTATCTATAGCTGTTCCTTTCATTTCAGCTGGAATTGTTTTTATTTTGTTAACTATATCTGCACTTATTTCTTTTACTTGTTGTTTTAAAGCCTCACCGCTAAGAGGAGATTCAAAGGCTTTAGCATAAGCATTTTGTATAAAGGCATTATCAAACATAGCAGTTGCCGGAAGTTCAACTCCCTCCGCTTTTGCTGCGTCAATTAAAGATTGCCGGATTTGTTTTTCAGTTATTCCAGACTCTTTTGCTAATTGTTTTGCAAGACGTGTCCTCGAGGTCAAAGAAGCGGCTTTTTGGCCAAGTTCTCCAAGTCCTAATCCTGCCGCTCCTGCTGCTAATTGGCCGGGCAGTCCAAAGCCGGCTTCTCTTGCCAAGCCTGAA